ATACTAATCCAGATAATTTTGCTTTAAGAAATAAAGTATATGGTGAAATAATTCATCCTTGTTTTGATAAACTCGCTGAAAATATAATTAATACATTTAAATTTAGTTACTTTGATGATGTATTTAAAGATGTGAAGCATGAGGTAGTCGCATTTATGGTAATGAACATTCATAAATACGACCACAACAAAGGTTCAAAAGCATTTAGTTATTTTTCAATTGTAGCTAAAAATTATCTTATTCTTCATAATAACAATAATTACAAAAAATATAAAACACACGATGACATAAAAGTTTTAAATAGAAAACCTGATGAAACTGTTGATTCAGATTTAAATATATTTACTGATGAATTAATTGTTTTATTCGAAGATAAAATTCCTACTTTATTTAAAAGAAAAAAAGATATAGATGTAGCTTATGCAGTTATTCAGTTAATGAGAACTCGTGAAGAGATAGAAAACTTTAATAAGAAAGCATTATATATCCTTATCAGAGAAATGACGGATGTGGAAACATCTCATATAACTAAAGTAACTAATGTATTAAAAAAACATTATAAAAAGGCTTTTGCACATTTTGCAAGACATGGTACTATAACACCTATTAGTGGAAGTAATGCCAATAAATTCTTTGTTTATGACAAATAATTGATATTTATTAATATATGAAGAAACAATATAAAATAATATCATTAGACTTACAAAAGAATCTCATCGAATTTTTAGATGAGATTCAATTTGACGCTGCAAAAACAAAAGACGATGCCGATTCTATGCAAATAATAAATTTTTGTAATTGGGCTATAAAAGAATTATTAGATTCGTATGATGGATATCTAAAGGATAAACCCTCAAATAAAAAACCCCCCCAAAAGAAATCAAGAGATGAATATGTAGAAGAAACATTTATGGATTGGAATCTTCCTGATATGGATGATGATGAGTATGAAAAGCTTGTAGACCAGTTTGATGCTTTCTTACGAAGTTGGGAACAAGAATATAATAAGAAAAACCCTAAAGCAGATGATATAGAAGAACGACCTTTTAGACCTACAATGCAAGATGTAGCAGAACATTGTACATTGGATGAGATAGAAGATATGTTAAAAGATGACCCCGAACTTTCCGATTCAGAACGATTTGACCTGTATTATGAGGAAAGACAACGAATTTACGACAAAAAAACCAGCCTATCCTATACCCAACTAATGAAACAAGTTGGTATAAGCCCCCGAAAAAAATAATATAACACATATATTCGACAAAACTCACCTTATCTTCAAGGAGGGTTTTAATTTTATAGAAAAACTTATAAACTTTATATTTATATATGATTAAGTGTATTTGTACTATAGGAGTGATATATGAGTAAGCAGCCAGATGAGATATTTGAGGGTAAAACATTTCAAGATTTAACAAAAGACATCTATGAAAATTCTCAAAACAAGAAATTACAATTAGATTTGTTAATACAAGAAATTCACGGTTTCATTCAGAATGTAGATGATGTTGTACTTGTTGCACCACTCATTAAAGAAATGTATGAAGTTTCTGTAAAAAATGATGAACATCTGGTTAAATTGGCTGGAGTTTTACAACGCATTATATCTAAAGCAAATGTCGGAGATGAAGAATCTATGTTATTATCAGATTTAGAAAAACAAGATTTACTTGATGCTTTACAAGATGATGTTAACGAAATACAACAAAAACACGAACAATTACAATTAAAAAAAGAAAAAAAAAGCCAAGGAATGATTGAAAACTAATGGGAATTTTTGAACATATAGGAATAAATGATTATATATCAGAAGAGGCGTATTCAGAGCGAGTTTATTTACAATTTTGGGTAGGGCATGTAGATTTTGCAATATCCCATAATAAAAGTCCTTTATATACATCCGAAAAAGATATTAACGCAGTAATAGTTAAAGAGTATAAATCTATGGATGTTACACAAGGTAAATTCGGTAATAAATTTTATCCGTTATTGCGGGGTGTAGTTGATTGTCCTATGCCGGGTGACCAAATATTATTATGTCAGTTCGGAGGAGAAAATTATTATATAGGTCCTATAAATACTTTAAATAAACCTAATTATAATGTTGACCATTTAATTAAACAATTGGGGGGAGCAGATAGTTCGTTATCTGGATGGAAGAAACAGAAAAATATAAAAGAAACACATAAGTTATCTAATCTAGCTAGATTACAAAAAACATATATAAAAAATCTAGATGACCCTGATGATGAATATGATGGTATTAATCCTAATATGACATCTGAAGAATATGCATTGACCCATCAAATAGGTGATATGTATTTAGAAGGTAGATATGGGAATAGTATTAGAGTTGGTGGTAGAAAAAATAATCCTAATATTATTATATCTAATGGTAGAATTAAAAAAGGTATAAATCCTGGAGCTTTTGTGAGGGAAACTTTAGGTGATACATCACTCTTTTCTATGTCACAGAAGGGTAAATTAAATGATTATTTTTGTGCAACAGATAAAGTATACAATCCTAGTTGTATGATAACAGATTTAAATTCACCAGATAAATTAGATGCACCAAGAAAGATAGATTATAATACAGAATATGAAGGTGCACAGACAATATTAGCATCTAAAAAAATAATATTTGATAATAGAAGTACTGAGCCTATGATAATAAGCTCATTCGGTAATTTAGAAATAGGGACCTCTGGAGTAGTTAATATGAAAGCAAAAGACAGAGTTAATTTAGATGCAAAAATAGTAAATTTAGGTACGAAAGAAAGTGCAACAGAGCCGTTAGTTCTTGGAGTTAAATTACAAAAGTGGTTAGGTAAATTGGTCGATAATATTGCAATGATAACAGTTGCACCGTGTCCACCTTCAGGCCCATCTGGTCCACCTGTAAATGCAACTACAATTACAGCATTAAAAACTGAATTGAAAGATATAATAACTGATTATGCTTTTGTGCAACCAAAAAAACCAAGTAAATAATAGGAGTTATAATGAAAAAAAAGACAGACATAAAAACAATGATACGACAAATAGTGAGGGAAGAAGTTGCAATGGCAATTAATGAAGTAGTAACTGAATTAAAACACCCACCCATATCATCTAAACAAGTCGTTGTCAATAAAAGTTCTCAACCTAAATCAAGAAAGAAAGTTGTTGAGGCAAAACAATTTTCAAAAAATTCTATTCTTAATGAGGTAATGAATGATACGGCACAATCGGAAGAATGGCAAACTTTAGGTGGCGGTGTCCAAACTACAGATAAAATGAGTAGTGTATTAACTAAATCTTATGGGGATATGATGAGTGGTACAAATAATAATCCAGCTGAATTAGCTAACTCAATGGGATTTGCTGCAGATAAGGCACCGGATTTTTTAACTAAAGATTATAGTAAACTAATAAATAAAATAGAAAAGAAAAATGGCTAAAGATTTACGAATAGCAATATATGATGCACTTTATGTATGGGGTGATTATGATAAATTACCACCAGGTGAGGGTAGAGATGAAGTAATCGTCAAAACTAAAAAGTGTGCAAATGACATAGGAGATGCAATAAAAGAATATATGATTGAAAATACTTGGTCAATAACAAGTATGCAAGCAAATGTACAACTTGACCATATAAAGACTACTGATGCTATACCAGTAAATATTGAACCAGACACTTTAATGGCACCATATAGTCCTATGATGAAGGTAATAAAATCTTTAGGATTTGATTTATTTTCTGTAGTTAGAAAACAAGTAAATCAAGTAGTAGAAAGTGGAGCATTTACACATCAATTAAAATTGCACAAAATGAATCTATTTCAACAAGGTGGTAGATTAGATGCAAAAGGAAAAGCATTTGTTGGGCCTAACGATAATACTGGATACGATATAGGTGCACAAATTAAAGACAAGTGGTTAAATAGGAGCACTGTACAATTGAATCCAAGTAAAATGAAATTAGATAAGGATGTGAAGTAAAATGGCTATAAGAATAACACCAGATTCAGGCTCGTTTATACAGGATAGAGATGCAAATACCTTTATTGGTATCGACTTACCTGTTAGAAAATCTACTGGTGTAGAGGGTTATTTTGCATCAACTACGAGTACTATTGAAGCAGTGAAAATAGATATATTAAATTTATTAAATACGAGGGTTGGGGAGAGATACATGCAACCTACTTTAGGTGTACAATTACATAAATTTTTATTTGAACAAATTACAATAGGTATAATAGATGAAATTAAAATGTCTATAAGTGATTCATTTAAACAATGGCTACCATATGTAATTATAAATAACTTAATTGTTCAGGAAGAAGAAACAACTGGTCTTACTAATGTGTTAATTATAAAAATTAATTTTAGTATAAGTCAAGACCCATTGACACGAGAAACTGTTGAAGTAGAATTGACTGCATAATGGAGAAAAAAAATGTATAATAGTAAAGAATTTAAAGACTCAAATGTAAATTATATGGATAAAGATTTTAATGCATTAAAAAGTGCGTTAGTTACTTATGCTAAGACATATTATCCAAATACTTATAGAGATTTTAACGAAACATCTCCTGGTATGATGCTAATTGAAATGGCAGCATATGTTGGTGATGTATTATCATTTTATATCGACCAACAATATCAAGAAATGTTATTACCATTAGCTGAGGAAAGAAGAAATATTATAAATGTTGCAAATATGTTAGGTTACAAAGTAAAACCTACAACCCCAGCTAAAGTAGATTTAGATGTTGTATTAAAAGTAGCTGCAGATACATCTGACATTAATAACCCCATTCCAAATTTTAATGACACTTTTATTATTAAAGAGAATATGCAATTAACTTCTACTATAGATTCAACAATATATTTTGAGACAAAAGATTCTATAGATTTTAATGTTAGTAGTTCTGCTTATGAGGCCCCTGTTCCTATAGAATTTAATGCGACTACTGGATTAGTAACCTATTATGAATTAAAAAGAAAAGTAAGGGCTATATCAGGACAGACAAAAACAAAAACAGTAACTATAAGTGAGCCTAAGAAATTTTTAGAGATAGTACTATCGGAAAAAAATGTCATTGAAATCATATCTGTGACAGATAGTAATAATAACAAGTGGTATGAGGTACCTTACTTAGCACAAGATAAGATTCCCCTTGAAACTTTTTATACAGACCATGGAATGAGAAATGACTCAGAAGGTAACGCTAATGCTTATTTAAATATAGGTGATGATGGTACTCAAGTACCCGTAGATGTTGCAGTTCCATATACATTAGAGTATGTGAAAACAACAAAAAGATTTATAACTGAAGTTGATGAGGAAAATCAAACAAAAATAGTTTTTGGAAATGGGTTTTTAAGAACTGGTATGGATGCCGATTATGGTACTCAGTTTATGAATACAGAACAAGCAGGTATAACTATCCCAGGAAGTGCCGTAAATATAGATGGAGAAATTAGCCACACATTAGGTGATAGTTATTCAACTTTAGGTGAAACACCAAGTAATACTATATTGACAATTCAATATAGAACTGGTGGTGGTATAAATACTAATGTTAATGTTAGTGACTTAACAAAATTTACTGCTACTACTATCCCATTAGGTACAAGTGTTGCAAATGTTACTGTTAATAACCCGGAGCCAGCAAGAGGAGGTTCTGAAGGTGAGACAGCCGATGAAATAAAACAAAGAGCAAAAGCATTTTTCTCGACACAAAACAGATGTGTAACTAAAGAAGATTATGAAGCTAGAGTTTTAAATTTACCTGCTAAATTCGGGAATATAGCAAAAGTTATTGTTGAAAATACTGAAATATCTAATCCTGAGCTCAATGGTGCACCTTCAGATTACTATAATCAAGCTTTAAGTTTATTAGGTAATATTATAACCAATTCTTCTAATGGTAGTTTAGATGGTGATGGGGCTATTACTACATATATAGAGGAAATGATAGCATCGGGTGACTATAATTTATTAGATTTAAATGAGGATGGAGTATTAGATACAAGTGATGTATCTCAACTGATGGCAGGTATAACAAGTAATATAGGAACTATAGGTATAAATTTATTATCATATAATAATAAAAAAGAACTAACTGCTACACCAGAGTTATTAAAAACAAATTTAAGTAACTATTTAAGTCAATATAGAATGCTTACTGATACTGTAGTTTTATTACCTGGATTTATAATTAATTTTGGTGTATTGTTTGATGTTACATCACATAAGAGTGCTATAAAACAGGAAGTTAAAATCAATTGTATAAAAAAAATAATAGATTATTTTAATATCAGTAAAATGCAATTTAAACAACCTATATATTTAAGTGATTTAGAATATGAGCTAATGAGTGTTGATGGTGTTAGGTCTGTAAACGATATTGTTATATCACAAGATTTTAATTATAATTTAGATAATGCCGACAACATTTTAGGGAATCTTTATAGTTATAATATAGAGGGTGGAGGTAGTGTAGATGTATCATCTGTCAGTGGAACAACAGGTTATGGATATTATTATGATTTCGAAAACGCAGTAGTTTCAAATGGAAGTATGGTTTTACCATCATTAGAGCCTGCTGTATTTGAATTAAAACAGCCAAATAAAAACATAAAGGGGATAATAAGATAATGCATTTTTACATTTTTCCACAAAAAGATACTTGGTTGAACGAGGCTACCTCATCACAAAATTATGGTGGAGATGAGATATTAGAACTAAGTAAAAATATATCAACTGCTGGTGATACAGCAGCATTAAATGGAGTCACGAGAATTTTAACAGCATTTGATTTTGTTGGTACAAATTCATTAGAAGAAATGGTTAATAAAGGGTTGATACCTTCTGTGGGTACAGGTAGTGGGCAATCAAAAATTTCTTTAAGATTATATAATACTGAAGCTTCAGAACTATCAACTGCCTATAATATAGTTGCTTTTCCTATATCACAAGATTGGGAAGAAGGTTCAGGTAAATTTCATCAAGACCCTATTGTGAAACAAGCTGCAACCTGGGATTATAGTAATTATGATAAGACTGCAGTGTGGGATGGTAATGGAGTAACTGTAAACACTGGTAGTCGGACTGCAGGTGGTGGCGCTTGGTTAGGTGGATTTACAAATTATGGTACTCAATCTTTTTCATACGAGTCTCCTGATATTAATATGGATGTTACAGATATATGTAGGGGTTGGCTAAATGGCGATAATAATAACTATGGTTTAATTTTAAGATTTAGTGGAAGTCAAGAAACAAATACAACAACAACAGGTAATATAAAATTCTTTTCAAAAAATACTAATACTATATATGCTCCAAAATTAGAAGTTAGGTGGGACGACCACAACCCTATTACTGGGTCAGTAACTGGGAGTATGGAAGCATTAGATTTGACTGGAGAGACTGATAATATTTTATATGTAAAAAGATTAAGGGAAAAATATAAAGAGGGAGAGAGAGTTAAGTTTAGAGTAGGTGGGAGAAAAAGATACATAGATAAAACTTTTACAACTTCTATTCATTATGCATCAAGCTCGTATATTGCAGAAGGAAGTGGTTCATATTCTATACAGGACCAATCGACTGGTGATGTTATTGTACCATTTGAAGTCTCTGGTGGTACATCATATACACAACTATCAGCTGATAGCAGTAGTATGTTTTTTACGCAATATTTGGATACTTTTGAACCAAATAGAATATATAAAATTTTATTAAAATTGAAAACTGATGATGGTCAAGAACAAATTTTTGATGATGATTGGGAATTTGCAGTAGTTAAAAAATAATATAAAAGAGGGTTTCAATGTCAACAATTGCAAGAAGAAAGATAATATCTAAGAGGATAGCTGAACTATGTGCACAGGCGTTTACTACGAATGGTGTATCGGAAGTATTTGCCTTAGAAGATTTACAACGAACAATAGATAAAACAACTGGTATACCTAAAATAGGTCGAGCTGATGATAGTGATAATGTGTTGCTGTTTAGTAATACATTAGTTGGTTCTATAGAAGACAATGAATTAATTAGACATATAGATACTAATATATTAAATAATGTTGACAACCAATCGTTAGCAGAAAAGTTTTTTATACGAGCAGATTTATTTGGAATAGCTATTGATGCAACTGGTATGGCACCTCTACTTGTTGGCGGGGTGATTGTTTGGCAAGAAGATTACTTATATAATGTTTGGTTTTTAGATGAGACTGCAGCCAACCCACCATTTGGGTATGATAATACACAATCTCAAGGTACATACTCTATAGAAAATTTATCTGCAGGTGGTAACAATCCATATAATATTTCTCAATTTATAGACTTTAATCAGATACAGACAGAAATAGATTTAACTCAAGCAAAAAAAGTATTAGACTTTGATATAACAGAACTTATTCCAGAATATATAACACAACAGGATAAAATAAATAATTTTTTTACTGATTATTTAACATTAAGAGGTGAGTTACCAAATTTTGAAGATTTAGATTCAGATTCAATAATTGAAGAATTGACAGAAGATGGGTTTGTTGATGATTATCAATCAAGAATTAGTAGTGGTAATAATTTAGGATACATTACACGAGTAGATGAATCAGTAGATAGTTTAAATACAGATAAAACTTTAGAGTGGTTAAGGAATGATTTAAATAAATATTTAAAAGACATAGATAAAATCGTTGTACCTGAATTTGATGATGCGAGACCAGAATATGAAAACAAATCAGATGGATATATTAAACTAAGAGCATTAAATCAAGGTATAATTATAAGAAAACAAGAAGGTACTGATGTTGGTATTTCTGATTATATATCGACTGATGTCTGTGATGGTCCAAGTTTTCAATGTGATGGTTTTACAATTACTATGTGGGTGAAATTTTTAGACAGAGTAAACACTGGTACATTATTTAATTATGGTAATCCTTTAAGAGCATTTGACCCAAGAGGATTTCAATTACAAACTTATGTAATTTATGCAGATGATGTTATGGGTGGCACTCATAGTTTTACTGGTCAGACTTGGCGACAATATGCAACTTCAATAGGTCAAGAAAATATATTTTCTGATGATTATGTAAGATTTGTAAGATTAATTGTTAAAGACCATAGTGGTCATATAAGAGATAGCCATCTAGGATATGATTGGTCAACTGACCACAAAAGAAATAATTCTATAAGTTGGACTAATGTTACATATCCCCAATTTGGTTCTAATAATGAGTTTTTACTAATAAATTATACACAGATACCTATTAATTTTGAAGAATGGTATTACATTGTTGCGTCATTTGACCCAACAGTTGAAGAAGAAAGTTATGAGAATGGGGGTGTAGTAGTATATGACGATACAATTTTACCCTCCTTACCATTATGGTGGTTGGGTCATCTACAAGCTGCAAACACTCCAAACACAATACCATCTGCATATATTGCTGATTCTGGATTTGGTGCAAAATGTAAAATTGAGTTTATTTCAAAAAGTAAATTATTAAGAGCCCGTGGTTATAAGCCAGAATAATAAAAGGAAAATTTAATGGCAACTGAAGATTGTAAAATATATCGTACTAATCTTACTTATGGTAGTGGTGGTGATTATGACGAAACTAATAATACAGATTGTGATATGCCAGCTGGAATATGGATGAGTTCTGGTGGTCATCAATGGACAGTTGGTGGTCAATGTGATAGTGCATGTTGTTTGAATAATGGTGATTGTGGTAACAATGGTAATGTTTATTGTAATGCTTATAATTGCAATGCAGGTTCCATGCGTGGCATCGAGGAGGCGGCACACGACCAAGATTGTAGAACATCAGACGCAGCTACTGCAGATGGACTTTCCTGGGGTTGTTCAGGTTTTTGGGATTGGAATTGTTCAGGAAATTGTGCTTCAGATAATGGCCTAGCTACACACTATGATACTCCTGTAGGAGCGAGTCAAACCTCCCCAGCTCTTGATGCATATGCATCACCATTTTATTGTTGTACATTAAACGACCAATATGAAGAATATACCCAAACAGGCCTGGCAAAGAGTTATTGGGGCCCGAATCCAACTGATGAAGGTTTATTTACCTCTAGAGCTGCTAGGTTTGATGGTGTAGATTTTATTGGAATGGTTACTTCTCCATTTACATATCAGGGTTATTATTATGCAAATGGTATACCAAATAGTGCAGATGGACCGACCGGGGATATAGGCCTAGCTTGCAAAAAACACGGGGCTTCTGATGCATTACACGAGGGTAGCTTGGGCCATGCTAACTCTGGTGGCAATTGGCCATTTGGAAGTTGCACATGGGATAATTGTGCAGGTCAACAAGGTGGTTGTAGCGCTCCATCACCACATACAAGCTTTAATGGACTAAATCTACATGGTTGGGCAAATCTAGCCCAAGGGGCAGAGTTCTTCCCAGATGATGCAACAAGAACACTTCATAATGCAGTTTGTATTAATTATTATATAGATGGATGTGGTGTCTGTAGAGCAGATAATTGGACTCCACCAACTGGTTTTAATGCAGATGGTACAGTAGATTGTGAAAGTATTGACGACTATTGTTACACAAGTAGTCTAATATGTGATACATCTGATTGTCCTAAAAGAAACGAGTGTGGTGAATGTGGAAGTGCATATGGTGGAGCTCCAAGTGCGTCTTATTGTACAGACCAATGTGGTAGTGTGAATCCTAATGATTGTACATACCCAGGTACAGATGTTACAGAGTGGTATATTTATAATTGTACTAATAATACAGATGATTATGCTGAATGGAATAGTAGTTGTTTCGGTTGTTCAATGTCAGAATGGGGTGGTACAGCAGGTATTATAGACGATGGTTCTTGTGACCAAGATTATACTTCTGTACAACCCGAATCTATATTAAACCAACATGGATATCATACTGATTTAGTTATTTTACCAACTATAGAAAATCAAACTTATTATGTGAGTAGGGTCGGTATTGATGTCATTACCACCCTCAGTACATCAGGTAGTTCATATACTTGGGGATATAGTGTTGACTATGGTCCAGGTTGGCATAATTCCCACGCAAATAGTGGATTCATTGGTTCTGTTGGTCCAGGTAATAGTAGCGGCGGTTATTTTGCGGGTTGGTTAAGTGCTAAAATATATGATTCAGAAGTAGATATGACAGATATTTATGGAGGGCAATATACTGAAGATGTAGAAGATATAACAAATACTCAGTTAGTAAATAATAATACTATTAATATTTATGAAGATTATAATGATTGTGCACAACAGGTTATAGATGATATAGATTTTAATTCGTCTGAGTGTGACAGTGTTTCTGGTTTGTGTGCTGACATACCAACTTGTAGTTCAACCGGTGATAATTTAACTATTCATGCATTTCAAACTCCAAGAGATGGTACAAGCGGTGCACATAATAATTTAAGAAATTTCTTTTTCAAAGTACCATATAAATATAATTCAATAGATGTTAAAATATATGCTACTTTAGCTAATAATATTGATAGTTATAAGAATGTTGCAATATTTACGAAAAAAGCAACAGACTCAGTTGGTAACTATGCAACTGTTGAAGTACCATCTGATTGGCTAACTGGTGTATATCGGATTACAACTCCTCAAATGGTTATAAATGAAGGTAATGCTGCCGGCTCATTACAAATGCATTGGAATAGTTTTTGTTTAGATTCTTCTGTAGCTACAGAAGATGGTATAGGATATTATGATATAGATGAATACATAAAAGGGGAAGTTTCAGGAGTTGAGAGAGGTTGGGTATACCACGACACGGGTGTATTGAGTGGTTTATCAGGTGGTGATGAAATATATTTTTCAGTAGTACCAACACATTGTGATATAGGGTCGGTACAATATCCGTTTAAAGTTTGGTTAGGTATAGAAGCGATAGAAGGTTGTACTGATGCATCAGGTTTAAATTACAATAAAGAAGCAAATAAAGATGATGGTAGTTGTAATTATGGTTGTTTACCTGGTATAGGTGCTGCAAATGGTAATTTGTCACCTACTTATACTATAAATGGTGGGGTAAGTGATGCAAGTAGTTTCAAACCAACTAATAGTAATGTGGATGCACAATGGATACTCGGTGGGTCTGACCACCCTAATTCTTTTTTACATCACGACTCTACTGACCATAGTAATCAACCTTGTTTAGAATCAGTAAACTTTAATGAACAAAATGATGCTGGAAGAAGAGTGAAAGCTAGTGCAGATGCATCTTGTTATGATGCAGATTGGATGAGATTTAGATTTTTATATATTTGGTTACCAAGAGTATCAAAGACTTACATTGTATCCTTTTATTATAAGGGGTTTAGTGGTAGCAGTATAAGAACTGATATGAGACAAGTAGCGACAGATGGTAATGAGTCTGATTATAATGGTACTGGTGCAATATATTCTACTGGAAATCATGGTGGTGCTCTATGGGCAAACCACCAGATTAAAACGGGCTCGAATCCAAGAAATATACAGGGATGGTATTATTTTGAAGCTGAATTTGAAGTACCCACTCCTAACAGTACAAATGCTGCAGACTTTTATCACCCAATAACAAATGAGCCGGGTGTTAGATGGACATTCAGTCAATACTTTGGAGAAGTAACTGGTGCAACTTTAGTTGATTATAGAATTAGAGAAAAAGACGATAATACTACTTTACCATTATTAGATTGTTGTTATGATGGTAATAGTACATCATTTTGTGATTGTCCTGAAGGTAATGCACCAGGAACAGGATGTGTAAAAACTATGTGTAATTTAAATCCTGGGAATAATGATTTTGATGGTACATTTGGGTATGATTGGAATGTATATAGTGATAGTTGGGAATGTGATGGAGATGATTGGACTCTATGTGGTGCTGTTTGGTATTTACCTAATCTAAATAATAGTGAAGTGGGTGTAGCAACAAATGCATGTGGATTACACTACGATAATGTTTTAGCTGATGGTTATGGTGGTGATAATTGGATTAGATTCGATGATAGCTTTGAAAGATATGGCAATCAAGATACTGGACATTGTGGGTATTGGAGTAGTGCTTCTGTATGTGATATAGAAACAGGTAGCGATACAGGTGGAGATGATTTTTTAGATTGTCTATATGGGTCTCCTCAAAATACATTTGAAGTTGGTGGAGTGGTTTGTGGTTGTTCATCAACCGCTGATGGAGAAACTATAGGTAGTAATGACACAGATTATAGATATACAGGAAGAGCACCTCATTATTGTTGTCTGGATTATACTGATAGTACTCAATGTGATGGTAATTGGCAACAAGAAACTTTATCTATTAATCCTACACCGACAAGTAATACTAATAGTTGGTTAACATATTTTTATCCTGGATTTACAGGTTATTCTAATAGTATACATTGTGGTAATCCTTCTTCTTGCCCTGCCTCTAAAACTTTTGAAGCAGATTCTCAAATACAATGGCCTGGTGACACAATAACAGAATCCCATACATCTCCAATGGGAGACCAATCTCAGTATAACAATTTAAAAATATCTTTAGCTTCCTCAATCGAAAAATCAGAATACATATCAGACCTCACAGATGGTGGTCCGGGATATCCTGAGTTAGGTCAAAACACAGATACATATGGGTGTTCAGAAATAGATGGATATAAAAAATGGGATACAACTGCGGGTGAATTAACTTTTAATTGTAATTACAATCCTAGTAATACTGCTACACTTATAGATGATGGGACTTGTGTTGGAAATAACACTAAAAGTAATTCAGTTCCAGAAGAAAATGAATATGGTAGTAACGCTTTCTGGAATGATTACAGACTTAGTGGTTTTGGTGACACTCAAGGAACAAATACTCATTGGAAATATGGAGACATAAGTTTACCTGCAACAGCAGGTATCAGACCACACCCCGTTTATAATAAATATTTTCCTTGTACTTGCCAACCCTGTGAGACAACAGATTTACTATTTGATGGCAATGGATATTGGCAAGGATATCAAGCGGGTTATGATTTTGTAAATTGCCCAACCAAATATTTCTGGGATTCTGATGGTGATGGTATTGGTTGTAGTTCTGAAACTGGTGAAGCACCAGAACCAAGGTGGTTATGCCCTGGTGATGAATTACTCGTACCTCACGCAGACAATTCTAATTACCCAGGTGAGGTGTCTAAATGGACACTACCTCTATTTTGCATTGACAATAGATGTCAAATGACAAATCAACAATGTGATATTTTACAAGATTGTTTAGAATCAAATGAAAATCAATGTGAGTGTCCTAATACTTGTGATTCAAATGGAGCTCACCCTGAACAATGTGAATGTAGTTGTAATTGTTGGGTAGATAGTAATGAAACTTGTACTGGTGATTGGGATGCTGCTGATGGATTTGAAATATCATTTCCAAAAATAGCGTGTAATGATGGCCAAGGAAATAGTGACTGCCCTTGTAATAATGCATATCATATGGTAGATGGTGAACCAAGTGGTGATTCAATAGGTAATCCATCTCAAATACTACCAACAGGTGAAATGTCAAGATTTTCTTGTATTGACAGGTGTGGTGAATGTTCTATGCCAGGATGTACAGATGATTTAACAATGAATGGTTGTAATAATAAAGAAGATGCATGTGGGCAGTGTCAATCTACTACAACTGCTGGTGCTAGATGTAATGGTAGAAAAGATAATTTATATATGAGTGGTGTATCAGTAGGAGAATTTTATGCTGGTCAGACTCACCCATCAGGAAAAGGTGGTTGTTGTAGACCTGAAAATTGGGATTTAAGAGTTAATTATTATGGTGAGGGTGGTAATGATAAGTGGTTTGAAAATGTAAATGGTGCAGGTGGCATGGATTGTCACGGAGTATGTTTTGGAAATTCAGTAATAGACCAATGTGGGAATTGTACAGTAGAACCGGGTGAGGATAGTGCAACAACCTCTCCAATATCCTGTTTAGGTAACCAACATTTAGATGGTACTTATCTTCATTTTGATACTGCCGGAGTAGAATTTTATTTATCTAATCAAGGGCAAATACAATCACCTGATGTAGATACACCTACTAACAATGCTGGTAATAATTGGAGTCCTAGTATAAATTGTTTAACATATGAAGACCAATATGAGTGGGATGGTACTTATTGTGTATATAATTGGGCAGTAGATAGTTGTGGAAAATGTTATGGTGCAAATGCTGATGTACATGGTTGTTGTATCGATGATACTGGTGATACAATTTCAAACGCTGTTAATATACGAGAAAATACTACGAGTACTGGTTGGAATACTTTTCCTGAAATGCTATTTGCATTCTCAGAATTTGAACCACCTAAAGAAAAATTAGTGCACCATTATAGATTTATAGAAGACTATCCATACACCGAAATCGCTGTATATAATGGAGACCCGGTATATTTATTTGATGAAAAGGGTACTCACTTATTATTATCAAGTTATCGTAGTGCAGGCTTTGCAACTTGTACTGAGGTCCAATATTGGAATGGTGGAACTTGGCAAACTTCTAATTGCGGCTGCGATGTTGCAGAAGGTACTAATGTAGAGTGTAGAAGTGTAGATGGTGATGTAGATGGTTTTACTAGTACAAATAATTTTGCATATAGAGTATTATGTTTAGCACCAGATGGTAATTTGTATCCTCAATTTCTTTTTCTTGCCTCATCAAATTGTTTATATGGTGGTGATTGTACAATCTGGCCAGAATATGCTGTAACAGCAACACAAGCATGTGAAACAGCAGGAACATTTCATTATTCTGATGATGCTCCGGAACATTTAAATGGTCAACACTCATTAGAAATAAGAAGTTCTAACTTATCATATAATAGTACTGATGCATCTGGTTGGGGCTCACAAACAGAAATAGACAATTTAAATTTATATACAACTGATTTTAGAACATTAGACTTAGTAGAAGTTGGCCCAACTAAATATACACAAGGTAATAGTTGGACAATATCAGGATGGATTAAACCTAATATGCAAAGTATGTTACCTGGTGGTGACAACCATGTTAATGACACTCAGATATTTAGTTTAACAGGTGGTAAATTTATTGATTGTTTTGCATTATTCAATAGTGAGAGAGAACTTTGTGAATGGTCGACTGTAGTAGGGAATCAGATGATGTTTGTTTTCAATGGTGAAAGTGGTTATGGTACTGACGGGGTTCTTAGTGGAAATTATGGAAAAGTGGTGCTAAAATTTAATAGAACTACTATTGCAGGTACCCACACCACGAATGTGAATGAGACTATTCCTTCTATAGACAGAATTATTACTGATACACCATCCATTAAATGGCACCATTTTTCTATAGTATATCATCATAATCAAGATTGGGTATTGTTAGGTGATGGGTCCCAAAACAGAAAGAATTTTATAGAATTTTATATTGATGGTGCATATCAAGGTGGTATGACAACAGATACTTTTCTTTTTGGTAAATTTAATTTGTTTGCTGATGGTGATGGTTCAGAATTAAATCAATTTCCAAATATGAAAATAAAAGATTTAAAAATGCACCAAGGTAAAGTTTATCCACCAATTAGACATTATAAATTTAATGATGCAGCTGCATCAATAGGTGAGGATACTAGTTTTTATGGAACTAAAGATGCATCTTTATTTGGTGGTGCAACAATAACTAATGATGGTTTAGTACTTGATGGTGCACCATCTACTAGTCCCGGACAATTCGCTTTAATAAATGAACCAATACCTTCTTCAGATACTTTTACTGTTATGGCTTGGGTAAAAGGTCGACCGGATGGTGGATATAGTGGTAATTGGAATATGATTTCAGCTTATGGTGAATCTGGTTCTGGCCAAAATCAACAATTTATTCTTGGGCAGACTAGTGGTGAACGGATTACATTTTTAATAAAAGGCCCAAGTGGTTGGATAGGGCCTGGATATAACACAGGATTGGATTGTATTGAAGGTACAAGTTACTATACTGTTCCAAATGCAAACGAATGGCATCACTTTACAGGAACTTTTGATGGTAATAGAATAAAACTTTATGATAATGGTAAAGAAGTAAATACTTGTACACTTGTAACACCTGTTAGTATGCCAGAAAATACTGGTGCAACAACTGCAATAGGTGCAAGAAGTTATTGTATAAATGATACTGGTACTATTGTAGACCAAGGTCAATGTAGTTGGTTCGATGGTATAATAAAAGATGTGAGAATTTACACAACTACACTTGAACAAAACCAAATTAAAGATATAGTTAATAATGATGTTAATCAATTATTTGATAGAACAAATTTTTCAAACAACAATCCAGAAGGTATAAATATAGTTGACCAAACAAGTTCATTAAGTTATTCTTGGGATTATGGCACAAATAAGTTTATTGGTTCTGGAACATTTGATATTGGGACTGAATATAAATTTATTCCTCCTTCTCTACTTGGAGCTGCTGTAGGATGTACAGACTCTTTAGCTTGTAACTATAATATATCAGCTGATATAAATGATGGTAGTTGTACTTATCCAGAATATCCAGATTGTAATTGTGAGGGGACTGAACAATATGATTGTACTGGTAGTTGTGTCAATATAACTGATACTGCCAATTTTGGTGTCAACGATGAATGTGGTGTATGTGATGGTGACAATTCCTCTTGTTCAGGTTGTATGGATATTAATGCTTGTAATTATGATGCTGCAGCAACTATAGAATGTGAATATGGTGATGAAAGTGATACTTGCTGTGAATACCCAGAAGAAAATTTTAGTTGTGATAATGTATGTATGAACATTACAGATTGTGCTGGAGTATGTAATGGAAATGGAGTAGAAGATTGTTCAGGTAATTGTAATGGTGACGCTGAATTAGATGATTGTAATATATGTAATGGTGGGAATTATTTTGATAGTTCTAATCAAATTATAGCTGGTGGGTCTCTCCCTACAGGAAATTGTAGTTGTATGAATACCGATGAATCAACTTTTATTGATTGTTCTGGTATGTGTGGTAGTGAAACTAGTTCTTATTTTTCTAACTTCGATAGTTGTGGAAATTGTTCAAGACAAAACCCAAATGTAACTAATTATAACGAGTATTTAGATGATATTTTCATAAATGAAAATATTAGAATGGCAGAAGTTTGTACTAATATTTTAGACGGGTGTTCACTCGTATTAGTAGATAATCATCTAATATGTTATCCTGAAAACACAGAATTAGATAGAGATGCAAGTTTTCCAGTACCAATATGGATGTTTTATAATATACTAAATAATCATAATTTTGATAACCTTGATGCTGAAAATGGAATTTATACAAGTGGGATAACACAAGCATTATGTACAAGTATAAGTGATACTTGTGGAGCAATTACTGGACCAGAAGATACTCCCTTAATATCCCAAATGGGAACATTATCATGCTATCTCGGGTGGAATGGTTCTCAAGATGATTGTGGTGTATGTAACGGGCAGATATTTGACGGGTGTCCAGCAGGTGACTCTATAGATTGTGAACCAAACCAACAACTTCAAGATGGTAATTGTTATAATATTTATGACTTTAATCAAAGTGGTACTTTTGATTTCAGCGATTTAGTTTTTCAAATGGATTATATTAATTATGTAAATACGGGTGACTCTAATTTTAATACTGATGAAAGCCTTTTTACTGACGATACATTAGTTGACATATTTACAAGTGGTGATAATATAAGTAATCAATTAAACATAATTGATGCAGTAAAAATGATAAAAGCTATGAAAGATTTGGGGGACATATAAAAAATGCCTTTACCAGAAAATACTATAAAATTTACCTATAAAGGATTAAAAACAAAAAATACAAATTTTTGTGCAGAAAACTTTAACGACCTTAATACACAATATGTATGTACTTCTGTAGGTAGTTTTGAACCTCATAATTATAATGATGATGGTTCTGGTGGATGGTCAGTATTTGAATATTTTGGTAATAATGCAGACTCAAGATTGTCAGCAGCAAATTCGTGTCAAACATATGGGGTTAATAATTCTTCATATTATGTACCAGTAGAAGCAGGTAATGATATATTAGATTGTACAGATAAAAATGCACAAAACTATAATCCAGCTGCTACTGCAGATAATGGGGAATGTAGTTGTTATTTTGAAAATTGTTTTGGTTGTACAGACTCAAACGCTTGGCAATATGATTCTTCTAATCAAGTTTTTATTTCTTGTGCTGATGGCGGACCATGTGTTGATAATGGTAGTTGTATATACATATCTAACCCATATTCTACAGATTATTTAGAAAATTTAGATAGTATAGTAAATGATGATTATATCACTTGGCCGTGTGTAAGTCTAACTGGTTTAACTAGTTTTCCTTCACCTTATTATTATGATAATGATAGTGATGGTACAGGATGTGGGTTACCTGAATATTTTTGTCAGTATAACGCAGATGATTATGAAACTTATAGTTCTATTAACAATGATTTTGGATTTGAGGAGGATTATGTAGCAATGGGTGGTGACGCTCTTTGTATATGCCCTTCCAATACTGATGTTTTTACACCAGAATATCAATGTTCTGCAGATAATAATGAATTTGTTAGTAATGCCAATAATAATTGTGGTGATATTGGATATATAACAGGTATTATAATGAATGGTGATGGGTGTGGGTATTGTAAAGATTGTGCATTTGACCAAGATTCTTGTGAAGAAATAACTGAAGATTTATTTCAAACATATTGTCAAGTTAATTTAGGTGATAGTTATTGTACAGCATTACCATTATTTATTAGTGGTGCTTATAATTCTATTGAATTTACAAATATCGTGTATGAATGTTTACAATTAGGACCAGAAGCATTGTATGTATCAACTTTAGATGGTTATGATGAAGCAACCAATATCTGGCAAGATATCCATAATGTTAATTGGGTACAATATTCTCCAACTGGGAATAGTTTTATAACTGATTATAATGCTAATAATTCAGATACAGAAATTATTCCATGCTCTAAATATGAATCAGGTACGCTATTAGAAGGGCAATGCATTCCTAATATAGTTGGATGTACAGATGATAATGCATTAAATTTCCTTGACCAACCAGTTTTAGAATGTATACCAAATGTAAATTGTCACGCTTATAATTTATGTGATATGTGTCCTACAGGAGTATGTGGAGAGCAAGCTGATGGTTCTGGAATGTGCCCTAATATATCAGATGCTAATAGATGTGACTATGGTTGTGGAGAAGGAGTTTCTGCAAATACTCAAATTTGCTGTCAGGATAGTTTTAGACAACAATCGGGAGAACCATTAACAATAGAAGGACCATTAGGTTATAGTGGTGTGGCATCAAATAATAGATGTGATATAGTAGTTGGTTCAGCTCCATCAGAAACTATAAATCCATCGGGTGCTATTTTATCTACTCAAATATGTGAAACAGAAGGATTATTTGCAAAACACCCAAGATTAAGTGAAGGTAATTTAACATTAGGAGGATATCAGTATCAAGGAGTAACTGTTCCAGTATGTAATAATGTAAACAGAACTTGGGAAGGTATAGATAGACAATATATTGATTATGGTGGTGGTGCACACGATAAGTATGCATGTAATGGCTCATCAAATGAATCAAACTACACTTTTGAAATAGTAGAACGGGAAGATTTAGAATTAGGAGGGTGGATTAGTACAGAAGAAGCTTTAATAAGTCCACAAAATCAATATATGCCTGGTGGATTTAGCACTACCATAGATGTAGATAGTTTACACTGGAGTCAATATTGTGATTATGGTTGTGGAATAAATGCAGGAGGAGCGGGAGATAGTGAAGAATTATTTATAGCAAATACATTAGAAGAATGTTGTGCTGATATAAATCAAGATTACACATGCGATAATCCTGCAGACAATGTTTTAATATGTAGAAATCATAATGATAGTCATAATGATGCATATATGTTTACAGAAGCCTCATCGTGTCAAGGTTTAGAAATATCAGAATCTACAACGGATATTGGTAATCTTCCTCTGAATTTAGATTGGATGTATACAGTTAATCAATACCATAATTCTTGGATTCCTGCAAATCCTGATTTTGGATTAGGAGTTATTGAGGGATGTGCAGACCCAACTGCTTTAAATTATTTTAACCAAGATATTTGTTTATCACCACCAGAAGAAGGTGGGTGTGGTGGATATTGTGGTGTACAAATTTGGCCAGAAGAATCTGGTGAAGGAGATTTAGTAGTTATGTGTCCTAACACACCAACAGTTGGTAGTTGTGATTATGGTTGCGGGCAAGGAGTCGGGGAACATATAAGTAGTGGATGGCAATCTGATGAAGATAGAATTATAAAACCAGTACCACCCTTCTTGTTTGTCCCTTCTAGCGTAGAAGCCGCAGGCTGGGAGTTAGAATATAATCACCCATATGACGAAGATACTGTATGGTATAATATAAAATGGTGTACAGAAGGTCAAGAAAATATTATTAGTGGGGCTCAAACACAATATAGAAATTATCCAGTTGATAATCCAAATGAATTTGAGATTAAAAAATATCCACTATGTCAGTCTGTTGGTAATACAGATTTAGTTTATGCTGATGGTTTATATCCAAACAATGATGGTGTAAAAGATACATTCAGAGGTGAAAGAATGACTAGTTATAATCACCAGATTGGTGCACCAGATGATTTCACAAGACCTGGAATGTTATATTTAGACCCAACGGGTACCCAAACAGATTGTAATAGTATATGGAGTAGTGAATTATATCCACATATAAGTCAAACTTATATAACAGAAAATCAAAATAATTCCCTTCCACTATTTAAACATTTTTTCCAATATACAATTCTCAATAATGACATATTTATGCCTGAATATGTTACCATGGAACAATATTGGCAAGAAACAATGTCAGACTATACTGACTCAAGTTATTATTGGGTAGAACACGACAATATTGGATATACAACTGGTTGTAGAATGAGTGCAGCTATAAATTATATATACCAAAATCCTTGTAGTGATTGCCCTACAGGAGTGTGTGGAGACCAATTAGAAATAACAAATGAAGGTCAATTATATAATACTTGTCCTTCTATACAGACAACTGGGTGTGATATTTGTGAAGGGTGTGATGAAAGCGAAGCGAGTGGGTGTAGTTGTGATTATGGTTGTGGTGAAGGTGTAGGTAATTCTTATCAAAATACATATAACGATTACACAACAAAATGTTGTTTAAGTGTTGATACAAATAATACAAATTTTCTCGGAAATACTGATAGTAGTTTAATATGGGAATATGCAGATTATAGTGGTGGATTATGTGGTTTTTACAATTCAACTACAGATGATTTACTACCAAATGCATTTGGTGGTGTTAAAAGAGAATTAAGAGTATGTAATACTTATGGTACAAATACTTGTCAAGATAATACCTTTAACAAATTTAATATATCTGAAGTTGATGGTACTATTACACCAGGACCAATTGCAGAAATATGTACACCCGATTCACACTATTTATATTCACCTAATCAAGAATGTATTGGAGTTGATTCTACTGATATATATTTACCTCAAGTAGGTGTAACTGGAGAGTGGATAGATTCAACGAACACTAATATAACATTTGGTTGTACTGATGGTCAAGGTAGAAATGGTACACTAAATCCTCAAGATGAGGGTCAGGATGTTGAAATCTTTTGGAAAGCGTATTGTAATTTTGGTTGTGGATACGGAAGTGAAAACCCTACAACAGGTGATTCTATACAAAATTTAACAGAATTTAGATACTATTATGAATTTAAATGTTTAAAAGATGATGGTGTTGCTGATGATGATAGCTTACCAGGAGAAAATACTTGGGACCACCCTTATTGGCCAGCATTACCACATAATAAATTTATAGATTTAAATTATGCATCAGCTGATACTATGAAAATGTGTAGAAGAGTTTCTTTTGCTGTTTATAGCGGTGCAGATTATGATTTATCGCAATTGGGAACCAACTTTTATTTTAACGCTTCCGCTGACCCTTATTTATCTGGAGAATGCAGTGACCTCGGTCATGGTGAAGATTTAATATCAGAAAAACTATGTGGTAATTATTTTGGACAAACAGATATTCAATTAACACCACATTCTGGTTTTACACAATATGATTGTGAAGTATTAGATAATTCAACATATGTAGACAGATATACAGAAGTAGAAGGATGTACTGAATCTAATGCATGGAATTATTTATATCAAAATCCTTGTAGTGAGTGTCCTACAGGTAATTGTGGTATACAAACTGGATATGAGGTAATGTCTACAGGTGCACCAGAACAATGCCCAACAATACACGATGGTAATTTTTTCACAATACCAGATACATCTTTTGAA